AAGTCTTGGTTGATGACCAGAGGCCGCACATGCGCCGCGCCTTGAATGGTCGCTTTGGAGTTGACCGCTGTGGGGTTTGCGGGTTGCCCGGGTTGGGCTCCATAAATTTGCATGACTGAGCTCGCACCGAGCAAAGCAAAGTTACTGGAAAACTGAATCATTTCTTGGATGGTATCAATCTGGCCGTTGACCGGCGCGAAAGCGAAGACCGCAGCTTCTTTGGCCGTTGAGCCTGTGGTGAAGTCATCATACTTGGTAGTCGATTTGTCTGGCAGCATGGAGGCCCACCAGCCTTGTGGAATCTTGAAACTACTCGAGTATGCAAGTCGACCGTCGCCAGTGAAAGCTACGCCACCAGGCCACGTATCAACAGTTTCAAACTTACCTGCTGCAGTAAACGCGCCGTAGCTTGTGGAGTCTACGGGGTTGCCGTTAAGGTCGTTCAAGTCGAAGTGTGTACTGTCAATGACGCTGCGGACTCTGTAGAAGTTTCCGTTTAACTGCGTCATACCTGTGTGGTTCGACGCGTAGATAATTTGACCAGCAACCATGCCTGTGGTCGATGTGACGGTAGCGACCGCTGGGTTAGCCTGCGTCACTGCTGATGGTGCTTGGCTGACTGTTGGCGCCCACTGTTCATTAGTGCGAGTGAATACGTCAATCGTCCAGCTTGTAAAGCCTGTCCTGATTAGTTTTCTCGGTTCATACGCGACAAGCGTAGCGTCGTTTTTGCAAACCAGATACATCACGTCGCCAACTTGGGCGTACCGGAGATATTTCAGGTCGGCTTCATAGTAGGGTGTAGTGAGCGTAAAGACAGACGCCACTGTACCGCCGGAAGTGTAGGTATCAAAACTAGAAGAATCTACATTCCCCCCGAACGGGTCTTGAAGTGAAAAGTTGTTAGCGTCAACGACAGTCACCAGGTAGAAGCCAGCGTTAACCTGGTTCATCCCAACTACGTTATTGATATAAACTTCTTGACCAGTCGCATATCCGTGGGCATTGGCTGTAACTACTGCGGGATTCGCTTTAGATATTGCGGTGATGTTAACGGAGTTATTCAAGATAACCGCGTCATCTCGATAGAATCTGAACTCTCGGTCAGTCGCGAAAATTTGAATCGCATCATTCGCGTTAAACTGAAACGGGATGAACGAACCGATTTTGTTGTTTCGGGTCAACCCAACGTTACGAGAGCCTGGCCGGTAAGATGTCGGGCCTTGAGGTTGAGACAAAAAATTCTGGTGCCAAGCGAAACTTTTCTTGTAAACGTCCAGCTCGAAGCGGGCGCTCATGCTTTGAGATAGCTCGCCACCAATCCAGTTATTCAGAGTAGTGTTAGGGGTACTAGACATCGAAGTAAGAACTATCGACTTTCACGTCACGCTGAACAAAACCGTTCCAGCGCGCTTGAGTGATGGGGTCAATGTCTGTAATTTCTAGAGGGCGTTCCTGCGAGTTAATGGCCACTGCTTCAGCGAGTTTTGAGATTTTCTCTTTTTGCAGAAGCATCTCTTTGGTCGAGTCCATGCCGAGCGGCGAGCATAACCTAATCGCCATGTCGATAACGAATAGGTCGGTGAAAAGGGGGTCCCACTCTGAAGGGTCGGCCACGTCTCTTAGATACACGATTGGGATTTTAGTAAGCGTTCCAGTCGTGGTGCTGCTAAACCTGGTGGGGTCGATAAGAATATTTCGGCCTTCGATATCATAGGGCACAGGCGGTTGGCCGCGCTCGCCTACGCGAGTCACTTTCAGACAGTCCGAAGGCATGACATAGTAATAGTTGTAATCAAAAGCCGGAGTCGCATCCGGCACAATTTGCGCGTAACCGCGCTTCCGTGAAAAGTTCCAGTTGTAATTTCTGATTAGTGCGCGTCTTGCATTGTCAAGACTTAACAGCCCGGCTTGAGCTGCCGGGCTGTTAGTGTCTTCAAGCGAAGTTATAGTAGCCTGCTGTAACTTAAGAAGAGCAAGATTTACCAAGTCTACCGATACAGCAGGCATAGCCATTAGTCAGATTCACCCGAGATTGAGTAGCCATCAAGGGTTACATCAGAGTTAGCTGTTGCAGTACCCATGGTGACACTCAGAGTGATGTTGCTAGTTTCAGTCTGAGTACCGTTCACGCTCAAGTTGCTCAAGAGCGCACCATTTGCATAACCTGCAACAGTTACGCGCTGAGTGTTAAGGCCAGTGCGGTAGATTTCAATATCTGCATAAACATCAAGAGCGTTAGCAGTGGTGTTTAGCAAAGTAATGTTCTGAGCACCGAAGTTGAACACAACGTTTTTAGCGTTAGCGTTCGCGGCACAGACTGCGTGAACTCTTACTTTCAGACCGTTAGGAGTCGTAATCAAACTTCTCGCCGGTAAGACGAAAGAAGTTACAACGGCACCACCAGTGGAGGAAGTAACAGGCGCGGCAAGTCTGTACACAGTGCCTGTAACGTTCGCGAGTTGGCCATCCGGCGCGAGAGTTATCGACACTCCTTTAGTGAACTTGGTTGGTGAACGGAATTGATATCCGTAGTTTCGCGGCAAGCTATTTAACTGAGCGGAAGCTGGTAGAACTGTCAGGAACAGAGCCATCAGCGCCCAAAGAATCTTTTGCATGATTTACCTCAAGAGATTTGGAAAAGAAAGGCCGCCGGATTAACCGGCGGGCACTACTATTCCACGGGCGGTGATTTTTCCAGCAGCGGCGGTGGTGTTGTTGAGCAACGCCACAACGTCGTAAGTACCGCGCTTCTTACCGAGAGTTTCCCCGGCAATTTCATAAAGACACTGATCTGTGCCGTCGTGAGTTAGCGCGGAGAGACCATCAAGCGGGACTTGTTTGGTAGCGGCTACTGCGATTGACAGAGCGTTCGCTAAAGAGCCAGCTGCGCCTACGAGAACGCCAGTATCAGAGTCGTACAGACCGATACTGATTGTGCAACCTGAGAACGCAGCTGTTTCAATCTCTAAGAATTTGAACTTAGAGTCTGATGGCATTGCCTTAAACAGGATGTAAGTTGATGTAGCTGAGTCGCCGTTGAGAATGTTCAAAGTTTGCTGCACATGCGCAAGCTTGATACCGTGGGTTTCCTTTGAGGTTCGTTGCGACAAACCACTAGCAGACGCAATCTGACCCACATAATTTGTAAAACCATTTTGAATAGCCATAGCTTTTCCTTCTTGTTAGCTAGGAGAGTTAAAAAAGACTGGTCAGGCTTATTGGCCGACTGTGGTGGTTATAGTCTGGATGCGGATGGCTTCCATACGAGCAGCACCGAGAATGCCAGTTGTGATTAACTGGTCAGTATCGATTCTGTCGTTACGGTCCTTGAACTCAGGGCGCCATGTGCGCGAGATACCAACCTTGATACCGCCAGAGGCAACCGCGAAGCAAGTTCTTTGGTTGCTAGCTACTGGGAGCATAGGGAAGTTGATACCAGAACCAAATACGATGACTTCAAAGTCGAGGACGTTAGTTAGACGGCCTTTGTCTACAACCATGCGGTCAGTGAAGTCGCGGCTTGTTAGCATACCTTCGCGCATCAGCTTGGCCTCTTCTTGCTCAGAGATGAACAAGAATTTGCGAACTGGGGCTTCAGTACCGATTTCAACAGACTTATAGTTCTGGTTGATTTGAAGCAAAGTATCGTAAGTGAAACCACCAGTAGCGGTGACGTTAACAACACCGTCAACAGCGGCGGTGATTGGAACGTTACCGAGTTTGCCAGTCCAAGCTGGGGCGGTAAGCGAAGCGATTACGATGCGGTCAAATTTTCTTTCGAGAGCTTGAGCCGCACGACGCGCTAGCACGTTCTGGGGGTCGCCCATCATGCGCATTTTGTCCCACTCATCCAAGAAGAACACAACGCCAACCCGGTCAGTGGTCAGCCTGCGGTTATCCCATTGGAGGTCTTGAGGTACAGCTTCTGGGAACTTTTCAGACATGCTCTGAGCTTCCACGTTACCAGCACGGGGGAGCATCATAGATTCTGTGTCCATCTGTACTAGTTCTACAGCTGGTCTAGTTCTAGCGGAAGTTTGAGCTGCTAGCTCGAAAATTGAATCGGCGTATTTAACGGCGAAAATATCATTGGCAGATGCCTGAAGTTGAGCCATGGTTGGCGCTCCTAAGATGACGGTCAGTATTTCTCTGGCTGTCGGTCTTTTGCGCGCTCCCCGGCTCTAATTACCGGACGTTCTACTTGACTGCGGACCCGGCCACGGGCTACCCACATTTCGAGTTTTAGCGTAGATTCGCTTAACTGTCAAGCTACTGCATCTGTACCATGCGCTGATACATCTCATCAACTTTCTTATGTAAGGCGGCGTGTTGGGGGTGGAACGGGTCGATATACTCAGGCTTAGCCCGTTCGGCCATAATCATTTTGTGCATACCTGCGCGGTCAACCTGGCCACCACTAGCAACGTTAGGTGAGATTATCACGTCGTCTTTGTAGAACTTCTCATGAACGAAGCGAAGCACCTCATACAGTGCTAGTGAGTCGTCACCAGTAGCCCGCACATTTTCAGGAATAATTTTCTTGGCCATCTCGTGGGCGGTCTGCTTGACTAGGTCAGCTTTGTCGCCGTAGATTTCAGTGAATTGTTTGTGCTGCGTTTCAATGAAAGTTTGCTGGTTCTTTTGAGCCAGCTCGCGAGCGCCTTTCAATTCTTCTATGCGAATCTGGTCAAACTCCGAAGCCAATGCCTGGAAGTCTGCGGGCCTCAGCCCTATTTCGTGCGCTTTCGCTTTCATACGACTTTGCATCGTAGTATCTTCGCTAAGCGTTTTTACGAGGTTCTGAATATCCTCTGGTTCTTTTGATAAGTCTGGTGGTGAGTACTCGTAGCCTTCAGGCTTTTCTGGAACGCCCAGAGCTTTGCGGAAGTTTTGCTTAACTTCGTCGCTAGACTCAGCTGTTGGAATCTCCAAGCCTTTGGGCTGTTTGCCCAAGAGCGTTTGCTGGTTCTCCACCATCTTGAATAAGTTTTCGCGGGCAGCTTCGCCGCTGCGCTCTAAGTCTTTGACCCAGGCTTTTTCTCTGTACTCTTGGGGGACAAATTCAGTGAAGTTAAATCCGCTTCCGCCACTGG